TTACCCTAAAAGGGACAACAAGACCCTCGGCTACACAGCTGGCGAGTTGTTTGTCAAAGAAAAGCTTGTGCACTTTAACCCAGCTTCACGGCCACACATACACAAGTGCTTAGTCGATAAGTACCAGTGGAAGCCAAAAGAGTTCACTGCGTCTGGCGCTGCGAAGATCGATGAGACAATCCTCGGTAAGCTTGCATACCCAGAAGCCAAGCGCTTGGCTGAGTTCTTTACGATCCAGAAGCGCATCGGCCAACTAGCCGAAGGCAATGCTGCGTGGCTTAAGAAAGTCTCAAGCGATGGCAAGCTGCGTCACAGGCTCATACCGAACAACACTGTGTCAAGTCGGGCATCGAGCGTTGCGCCTAATTTACAGCAAGTGCCGCGAGTAGGTAATCCATATGGCCAAGAGTGTCGCGAGTTGTTTACGGCTCCTAAAGGCTGGTTTGTTACAGGCGCGGATCTGTCTGGAATAGAATTAAGATGTCTATCGCATTACCTTTTCCCATACGACAGGGGCGAGTACGCAAAGCAGATCCTTGAAGGCGATATACACAGCTACAATGCTGAAGCTTTTAAGACTGATCGTAATACCGCCAAGACGCTAATTTACAGCATGACGTATGGCGGTGGTGATCGGCTGGTCGGTGCAGTTGCAGGCGGTAGCCCAGCGCTCGGTAAGAAACTCAAATCTGACTTTGATCAGGCCGTGCCTGCTTTTGCCACTCTTAAGGCAAACCTAAAGCAAGCGTTTAAGCGCGGCTATATCATAGCCATCGATGGTCGAAAGCTGACCATTCGCTCCGAGCATCGCAGCCTCTCGCAACTACTTCAATCGTGCGGGGCCATCATCTCGGCCAAATGGGTCCAGCTTACCTATGACCAGATCAAACAGAAACACGGTGACAGCAATTCTTTTATTCTCGGTTGGATTCACGATGAGATTCAAATTGCTTGCCGAACTGAGGAGATAGCCAAAGATGTCGGTGATATATCTAAGCGAATGGCGCAAGAAGCAGGCCGCGCTCTCGGAATTAAAATCCCCTGTGCCGCAGAATATTCCGTGGGAAAATCTTGGGCTGAAACGCACTAGCTCAATAGTCGATGAATACTTAGAGAACCTAATAGCTCTCTATATTACTCTCGACCGCGCTTGGCGAAACCCGTTCACCGTGAAGTCAGACTTCGCAAGAGAAGGCGCTCTACAGGTAGCCATTTGCGCGTCTGAGGGCTTCATAACCAATAAAATTGAAACCGACACTTGGGGCCGAAAGTGGCTCATCACAGAAGTCGGTATGGAAGTAAAGAAAGAGGTAGACGATGTCCTTGAGAAAATCCTTCACGACCCCGACAATATTGCTTGATGGCGATTTATATATGTATCGTGCCGCTGTCAGCGCCGAGTATGAAGTAGATTGGGGCGATGATATTTGGTCGCTTTCCACTGATCTTAGGCAAGCCAGAGATATATTTATCAACATGGTTGCTGGTTTCAAAGAAGAACTACTGTGTGATGAGGTTGTCGTTACCTTTAGTGGCTCCAGCAACTTTCGCCGTGGTGTTGAAGAAAGCTATAAAGCATCTCGCAGCAAGACACGCAAACCAGTGGGCTACAGGGCGCTGGTTGATTGGGCCATGGAAGAGTACGACAGCATTTGTGTTGATACCTTAGAGGCCGATGATTGCATGGGCATTATGGGCAGTATTCCAGGTACTAAGGCAATCGTTGTATCAGACGATAAAGACATGAAATCAGTACCTTGCAAGCTATTTAGGCCACAATCTAAGGAGCGTTTAGAGATAGGTATAGTCGATGCTGATCGTTTCTTTCTTACCCAATGTCTCACTGGCGATACTGTTGATGGCTATGGCGGCTGTCCAAAGGTAGGGCCAAAGACTGCCGCCAAGATCTTAGGTTCACGACCAAGTTGGCAGGCTGTAACCGCTGCCTATTCTAAGGAAGGCTTAAGCGCAGACTATGCGCTCACTCAGGCGCGGCTGGCGAGGATACTTCGCTGTACCGATTGGGACGATGTTGCCAAAGAGCCGATACTTTGGGAGCCAGACCGATGAACTTATCTTGCGCATTTAAATACGCACGGCTTACACCAGAGCAAGAAGCTCAAGTAGGTCGCGCTATGTTGGCCCATGAACTGCCAATAGACCGTGGATACCTTGACGATAGGTTGAACTGCACAGCATTTCCAAATCGCACCGAAGCGTCTTTGGCTATAATGAAGTACATCAATGAGAAAGCAGAGGGTGAGGTAATCACCCGCTACGAACTGGTGCATCAAGGTGGCTTCAACGAAACCACTGTTGCCAATGTTCTTCGTAAGCTCGAAAGGGGCCGAGGTATAACCCAAAGCGGTGTCCTCGCAAACGGGCGCAAGCTCTTCACTGTCTACCCAGCAAATAGGGTTGTCTTAGAGGAGATCTTACGTGGATGATCTTGTCAACAAACCGAGCCATTACACCAAATGGCACATGGAACCCATCACTTTTATTATGGGTAACTCAATGGAATTCTGGCGTGGCAACATCATCAAGTATGTGTCCCGCGCCGGAAGTAAAACCTACGAAAACCAAACCAACGTCCAATCCGAAATCACTGATCTACGAAAAGCCCAGCGCTACTGTGAGATGAGAATAAATAGCTTAGAGGGAAGAGAACTATGAAGAACAGCCTTGGCCACTACGGCCCAACAATCGGCATCTCAGAAGAGATCCACGCGATGAAATATCGCTCAGAGGGAGAAAGCTTTGAGGCATCACAGACCCGTGTTGCCAACGCTCTAAAAGATAACGAAGATCATTATGAATACTTCCGGCACATCTTGCTAAACATGAGGTTCCTACCAGCTGGTCGCGTGCAGTCAGCCATGGGAGCACCAAGAACTGTGACGCCTTACAACTGCTTTGTTTCTGTCACAATTGAGGACAGCATGGAAGGCATCATGGAAGCCGCAGCAAACGCAGCGAAGACCATGCAACTGGGTGGTGGCATCGGCTACGACTTTAGCACGCTTAGACCACGCGGCGCTCTCATCCGCAGCCTAGATAGTAAGTCATCAGGACCGCTAAGTTTCATGGGTATCTTTGATGCTGTGTGTAAAACTATTGCCAGCGCTGGGCATCGCCGTGGTGCACAAATGGGTGTACTTCGAGTTGACCACCCAGACATCGAGGAGTTCATCAGAGCTAAGAACAACTCAACAGAGCTTACAGGTTTCAATATGTCTGTGGCTGTTACTGATGCGTTCATGCAGGCTGTTAAGAACGACACAGCCTTTGACTTAGTGTTCGAGGGTGAAATCTATAAGACCGTCAGCGCTGTGGCACTGTGGGATGATATACTAAGATCGACTTGGGATTGGGCCGAACCTGGAATTCTATTTATCGACAGGATTAACCAGAAGAACAACTTGCACTATTGTGAGTACATTGCAGCTACAAACCCATGTGGTGAGCAACCGCTACCGCCAAACGGTGCGTGCCTGCTTGGCAGCTTTAACTTGGTTAAGTATGTGCATGAAAATGACGATGGCTCAATGCGATTTAACTTTGAGAGGCTGATCGTAGACATACCGCACGTTGTCAGAGCAATGGATAACGTAGTCGATAGGGCAACGTATCCTCTTGAGGGGCAAGAGAAAGAAGCAAAGGCAAAGCGCCGGATGGGCCTTGGGGTCACTGGTGTAGCTAATGCTATCGAAGCACTTGGTGCACCATATGGAACGCCTAAGTTCATGGCTATACTTGAAGAAATAATGACCATCATTCGTGATGAGTGCTATCGTGCGTCTATTAGGTTAGCCCGTGAAAAAGGTCCGTTTCCGCTGTATGACCACAAGTTCTTGGACAGTGCGTTTGCCAAGACGCTACCAGATGACATCCGTGAAGGGATACTCTACGGCGGTATCCGCAACAGCCACCTTCTGTCTGTGGCACCTACAGGCACCATCAGTCTATCGGCTGACAACGTGTCCTCTGGAATTGAGCCAGTGTTTAGCCACTACTATGACCGCACTATCCAGACATTTGATGGACCACGGGTTGAGCGTATCGAGGACTACGGTGTCCGAGAGTTTGGCGTTGAAGGGCTAACGGCTGACACCTGTTCTGTGTTTGACCATGTTCGCGTGCTTAACTTGGC